ACTTATCAAACGATTCCTCCCCGAACTCAATCTTCTCCATACCTAATCGATGGCCCCAAGCTTTCAGACTATGCGATCCCATCAGTTCAGAAGGGAAGTCTTCACGGACAGCATCAAGTAATGCAATGTCGCTATCCACCGCACGACAAGATACCAATGTATCCAAGATCCGTGCCTTAGGTCGCCAAGGGTATAGCTTCTGTATCGCAGGAATGTCGAAGTTTATTACATTGTGACCGACGATGGTAGTCGCCCTGTCTAATTGTCGTAGTCCTTCTTCAATAGAAGTTCCGCTATAGGTGACGATCTTTTCGGATTGTGGTTCGTAGATAGAAATACAATGAATGACTTCTAAATCTGTCAGTAGTGTGAAGTCCTCAATCGCGTTGGTTTCTATGTCGAAGTATAATGTCAGTGGTTTACTCATCGTTTAAAAAGGATTCGTATCCACCGTTTGATTGTTAGTATTAATAGGTCTAAACCCCGTTGTATCCTTGTCATTTAATCTCCCTGTATGTTTGTTGAAGTAAAGCGTACCCGCCTCGCCTGTGTCGCCACTGAAACGATTCTTTAATACGCGTAGTTTTGTTTGGTTTGCTTCTTGTTCCGATTGTTGATTACGCTCCAAGCCTATCACCATGTCCGACAACTGAGGTATCGCATGAGATCCTCGCAGATGTGACAGGGATGTGGCGTGTCCTTCTTCGTGTCCACCGCCTGGTGGTCGCTTCAGATGACTGACAAGAACCATTCCGCATTGAGTCTCCTCAACAAGCGACCTTAGTCTCGTCATGGTATTGTCGATTAAGCGTCGTTCATCATCGCCGTCAAAGCCACTCACTACAATCGACAGGTGATCAAGGAATATCCATTTACAGTTCAGTCCTTTGCATAGGTATCTGATGCGATTTAATAGATTATCCGAGTCACAACTACCGAAGTGATCGTAAGTATAAAAGCGTCCGTTACCTACCGTCTCTTCGAATACAGGTCGTAACGCTTCATGATGAACATCGTCTTCAAGATGCAATTGTTTATTAATATGTAGTCCCATGATTCCCAAGGCTGTCCGTCTGACACTCTCCTCGAGCGCGATATATCCTACCGTTTGTTCCTGCTCTAATAGATGATATGCTATCTCCCTACAGAACAACGACTTACCTATCCCCGAACCCGCACACAATGTAACCAGTTCTCCTCGTCTCAAACCAAATGTCATTCGATTTAATTCGTCGTAAGGATACGGCACTGTCTCCGCGTTGTTTACTTCGGTAATCTTTTCCCATAGTTCTTCGGCCCCGACGATTCCATCAGGACGATATTCCCGTGCTTGCCACACAGCATCCACTAACTCCTTTGAACGGTTAGCTACCAGCATATCATTCGGATCTTTTAACGGGAGCTCTGCTATCTTCGCCTTACCTGGCGTTAATAACGCCGCACATTCCGTCGCTCCCTTACGCCCCACATCGTCCATGTCGTACATAAAGATCACTTCTTCAAAGCGTTCCAGCCAATCAAGCGCTTGTGATACATGATTCTTTCCTGACTGTGCTCCATGCGGAATCGAAACGACAGGCCACTTGTGTCCGAATGCCTGACTTACAGATAAAGCATCGATCTCACCTTCAGTCACTACGACCTTTCTTCCACCGTCACGCCATAAATGCTGACCATATAAGCCGACTAACTCGCCTCGTATCTTGAATGACTTATCTGCGAATCTGATTTTCTGACCGACGAGTTTACCGTCACGACTACGATAGTTTGCTACCTGTGCTTGCTCTCCGTTTACTATCGCTGTTTGGTATCCCCATTTGCGACAGGTAGCTTCCGTTAAGTTTCTCCGGTTAAGATTAGTATATTCTCCATTGTGTATAAATGTTGATTGTTGGGTTTCTTGTTGTGGTTCCATTCGTTTATTGGGTTGAACTGTTTCGCCACAGCTAAAACAATGAGTGTGTCCATCTAGATAGACTGATCGGGCATCACTTGACCCGCAAGTTGGACACGGCGTGTGCATTTCTTTGTATTCAGCCATGATTTTGGTATGGTTTTATCACAGTATTTTATTCCTTTCTTTTCGCACCACATAGCATATGTAGTCTTACTGTTTTTTCGTATTTTATTTGATGCATTTTGAAAGCAAAGACGGACATCGAGTTCGGGATGTTGTTCTTTGATCAGCAAGTGCTTCGTTCTATCCTCACTTTTCCATAGCCCTTTAGTCTCAACGATGATTCCATTAGGTAATATAAAGTCAGGCGTGTATGTAGCTTCTCGCATATAATTGATCTTCAAACTTTCGTACTCGAACTCGATGCCCAACCGCCTCAAATAGTCAGCGGTCTTCGCTTCAAATCCAGAACGAAAATTAGAAGTCCGCCGCGAGCGGTTTGTTCTCCTCTTTCGTTTCGGCATTAGGTTTTTCTTCGGAGAACTCGTAACTCTCTCCGCCATGTGTGTAACCGTTCTCTTCTGATGTGAAGTCGAATTTACCACCGCCTGAAACCTCTGCTAATTCAATAATCTGTACAGCGTGTGGTTCAAGTGTGATTCCAAATCCGTGTTGCCCGACAAACCAAGGACGTACTTTAATTCCTAGTTTGATCCGGCTGCCTCCTCCGACAATAGTGTCATCAGTGATTGGGTTACCTTGTGAATCGTGACGAGCGACTGATAGCGTGTAAGGTTTATTATTACGATCTATACCTCCTGCTTTCAATTTCGTCTTGATGTAGTGATTGCCTTCAGCGTCGATCTTAAAAGGCGTTTCTGCTTTCTTTAGTTCCTTACCTTGCTTCTTACATTCTGCATCGTAAGCTGTGTCATAGATAGGCTTGAGCTGCGTTTTTAATGCCTCCCAATCTGATTTCTCCAAGACTAATTCACAACGGTAAAGACCGTGCTCTCCGTCGTATTGTCCCTTTGAAGGATTAGTAAGCCAGCAATAACGAGCTGTACCTATAGGTGTGGTTAGTGTATTCATGGTTGTTGTTATCTCCTTTTATGCGAAGAAGTATTGTGAGTCTAACACGTCCTTTGGATCTAACTTTCCATAAGTCGGTAGCTCAGGTAACTCCTTCTCTGTTTGTGTTGAGATCTCGTCGCGAAACTTTGCGAGTTGATCAGTAGAAAATATATCGGCTGTAGTCTCTCTTGTTAACTGTGACAACTTATCACAATGCGTTGAGTGCGTCGCAAAAGAATCGTGTACCATCGCCAATGCCTCAATGCCTGCAGCTTTCGCCTTGGTCGCTGTCTGTTGAGCGACGCTTGCATCGAGACTGTGAACGAAGTTAGGACTGATTCCGTTTGCTTGTCGTGTTTTATCGACACCTAACTGTGGTTCCCGGCATTTAATCCAGGAAATCTTATCGCCCAGTAGTGTCTGTATTCGTACTGTTTTATTGTTGATGTAGTTCTGTTTTATTTTAAATCCTGATGGAGTCGTCCAGGTAATCGGCTTATCTTCCTTGCCTAAGATCCTGACTGTTTGTTGTAACCACTTCATGACCTCTGTCGGACGCTTCATGCAATCGTTCATCGCCTGCCATACTAACTTATTTAAATAGCCGATTGCTTCCGTCGCTTCATATCCGAAAGGATCGAGTGAGTGAGCCATGCATTTATCGCGATACCAATCGCTAATCAATTCACGACAGGAATATTGTGTCCCACCATAAGGCTTAACCATCACAGGTTGTTTGGTTGTCTTGCGATCAATACCAAACTTGAGCCACGCCGCCGCAACATGATTACCTTTCTCCATATGCATCTTCAACAACTCATTAACACGGTCACTTACATATGTGTAGAGATCGGCAGGCTGTTCAGTTGCGACGACGTTAGTGGCTCGTCCTCCTATTTCATCACGACCGAGCAAGCTGAGTATTTGAATACCGTTATTAGACGCGTCCATAGCACAAGGAAGTTTAGTTTCAAAGCCATAGCCTTGCTCCAAGTAACGCGCCCATTCACGACAGAACGCTAAGAATTGCCACGGTTCTTCCGCAGCTTGCCACCAGTCATTCACTTGCGGGTCTTGGTGTACTTCTTCGATTTCTTTGCGTCTGCTATTCACCCACTCAACTCGCTCGTCGAATGTCAGTTTGTTGTGTCCAAAACAGTTTGCTCCGTGGATCGCCAACCATCGTGCATCAGCGTCGTTGTTAATTGTTTGCGATGTAGCGAAACGTAACAAGCCTTTTGAT